CGGGTGTATGGTTTATGTGTGCAGGATTAGTGATATAAATTTTCTAGAAATTTTTCTAGAAAAAGTATTGACATATTTCTAGAAAAGTGGTATTGTAATATCAGAAACAAGAAAAACCAATAATACAAAATAGAAAATGGAGGAAACAAAATGAAAGAAATTAAGAGACAAAGTGGCTATGAAGTTGTAGTAACAAAATATGGAAAAGAGATTATCAGATATAAAGTTGAGTCATTATTAACAGCAAATGGATTAGTAAAAACTTTCTGTTCACAAGCTATGAAAGAAAATAGTGAAATTTTCTTTTCCATCTATGAAAATGGAATAGAAATAGTAAATGGAGAACATTTTTCGGAAGATGCTTTTTATTACTACTCAGATCTTAGACCGGAAATATTTGCTACTTACAAGATGTCTTGCAATAGATAACATTAAAAAATGGAGGAATTCACAATGATTAAAATTATTCTTATGAAAAACGAATTATCAAAGGATGAGAAAGATTTTTTTGAAAAGATGAATCCGGGATTCAGTGTAACGGGGGACGTATTATGCTTGTATTCAGATGATGGTAGTGGCGAAAAATATGTAGTGTTTAAAGGTCCGTATACTAAGCAGTATTCTTGCCGCGAGTGCGAAGAATATTATGAACTGGCATATGAGACTGGATATGTTAGATTCGACAAGGAAACTTTTGACCTTATATAATAAATAACACGCTGACCTATCGGCGTTACGGGGAGAAAGGTATCTAACAATGACAGCATCAGAAATGAAAGAAAATTTAGCGAAGAAATGTAAAGATTCTTGGGAAATTTACAAAATCTATAGACGAGTATTCGGCATGAGTAGCGTGCCAGCAGAAAAGATGCAGACTGCATGGTATAATTATGACTCTTTATATAGAGAATTTTTTGGAGAAGAAGTTGAATATTAATTACATTTGCTGTGCTATCGGCGTAACGGGCAGAAAGGAAATTACTATATGAAAGTTTTAGATGTAGAAAAACTGTATACCGTACCCGCAAAAAAGGAGGATATACCCTTATATGTAAAAGAAGATAGGGATGGAAACATTCACATTTACGCATATGATCACACGTCTCTTACGAATGGCTACGTAAAGGTGGGTGCGTTATGTAATCCGTTGCCCTACAAAGGCAATTTCGGAGTAGGTTTTACCGTAAACTTGCATAACAAAAATTCTACACGTTACGCTTTAAAAGCGTACTATGTAGAAGTTTCTCACAGCGTTATCTGTTCTGCTAACGATAATTGTACGTTGTGTCCATTGTATACGATAGAAAATGGAGAGCACTGTTTATATTAAGGAGGTCTCATCATGAGAGTAAAAGATTTTGTAAAAATGTATCGCGGTATGAAGTGCTTAGAAGTCGAAATTTATGCTAGTGTTACCATTTTTAATGAAGAATATTACGTATTAGTAAGGGAATTTACCATGGATTACGCAAAAGTCTACAGTGAAAGAAAAGAAAACTTCATGTCTGAGGAAGTTTTAGGTTTCGAAATTGAGTCCGGTAAATTAAAACTTTTTATTAGGGGGTGCGAATAAATGGCACAATCAAAGGATTATAGTATCTACCAGGAACTTGATCTCTCCCTCGACCAGATCAAACGTGAACTCCCACGTGTTGCGCAGGCGGCAAATAGCCGCCTTGCCAAACTGGAAAAAATTCACGCCCGCGACCAATGGGCGTACGGACGCGTAAAAGAATTTTTTGCGTCTCAAGGGCGTGAAAAAAACCGTTTCTTGAAAGGCGTAAAACGATCGGAAGCATCTCTCCGGCAGGAATGGGATACAATGGTTGCTTTTTTGAACGCACCCGAAACAACATTGGAGGGATATCGTGTTGCGGAATTGCAACGACGTTTTGACAATTCTGGGAAAATTGCAGAAAAAGTAGACGAAAGTAATTACAAGGATTTATATCGTTTTTTGACGTCCAACTTATATAAGAAGAGTCTGAGAAGAGAGTTAGACTCAAATCAGATCATTGATGATTTTCTTCTGAAAATGAGTGATAATACTTATGATTACGAAGATATCATGGATGAGTATAAAGAGTATCTGGACGGCTACATCACAGAAGAAGAACTTTTTGCAGAAACTAGACTAAAATTGAAGTAGGTGAAAAAATGTACGAATTAGAAGTCCCTGTTATTCTAGACGGGAAAGAGAATGTATCACGTGAAACAATTTACAGCGTTGATGATTTCCCGTTTTCATCTTTCCAAACCTTGCGCGAATGCCGCAAACGTGGAAGAAAGAAAAATCCCATCGTCTATTATGACGTGGAAATGGCGTTTGATATCGAAACAACTACGTTAGAAAAACTCGATTACGAACGCTATAACAAAACGGGCGAAAAAGTAGTAAAAGGAACCGCCTTTCTGTATCAATGGCAATTTTGTATCAAAGATACCGTGTGTTTTGGACGCACATGGAACGAGTTTCTTTCATTCTGTGAAAAACTGCATTTGTATTTGCATACTTCTGATTGGAAGCGCGTGGTTGTGTACGTTCATAACTTGTCTTATGAATTTCAGTTTATGAAAGATTTTATTGAATTTTCTGAAATTTTTGCACGAGATGCACATAAGGTAATGAAATGCTTTTCGCATCGTTATGGTATCGAGTTTAGATGCTCTTACTTTCTAAGCAATATGAGTCTTTCGAAATTCTGCGAAAACAGCGAGGGAGTAACACACTATAAACTCGTTGATACATACGACTACAGAAAAATCCGAACCCCATTAACCCCTCTGACAGAAATAGAGCAAGGCTATTGCTACAATGACGTTCGCGGTTTATGTGAGTGCATCCGCGCCGCGCGTAAAGAAGATAATCTTGCAGAAATCCCCCTTACCTCAACAGGCTACGTCCGCCGCGAGTTCCGCCGTGCCATGCAAGCGGATAAAAACTATTATCCCGATACCTTTACCGATCTTGCGCTTACGTTACCGCAGTACCAACTCTGCAAAGACGCGTTCCGCGGCGGCAACACGCACGTCAACCGCATCCACGCGGGACACACGATCACCGCGAAAAAAGGGGAAAACGCAATCGTAATGGGAAGTATGGATATTTCTAGTAGCTACCCCGCGCAGATAGCAATGGGTTACTATCCCATGAGTGCGTTTCGGGCGGTTGAGATTACATCGCAAGAACAGTTTGATAATTTGTGTGCTACGCGCTGTGTTATCATGCGGGTACAATTTAATAATTTGCACATAAAAGAGAATATCCCCGTCCCGTACATCCCATTGTCAAAGTGCCAGAAGCACGGAAAAGATTGTGTGATTGACAATGGACGCGTATTGTCGATTGATTGCTGTGAAATTGCAATGACGGAAATCGACTTAGCAATCATAAGAAACCAGTATGCTTACGACTTTTTTACCGTGTCGGAGTGCTACGTAGCCGCGCGCGGAAAGTTACCGGACAGTATGCGTAACACAATGATGTCGTTTTTTATCGCAAAAAGCAAGTTAAAAGGAAATTCCAACAAAATATATGAGTATATGAAATCTAAGAATAAATTGAATAGTACGTTTGGAATGTGTGTCACCGATCTCTTACAGGACGAATGGGTAATGAATCAAACCACAGGGGAATGGTCAAGGGAAAAAGCAGATGCGGAAAAAGCACTGAACACGTATTACGATGGAAAGAATAGTTTCTTGCACTATCAATGGGGTATCTACGTTACTGCTCACGCTAGAAAGCAGTTACAAGATATGCTAGATGTGGTTGGCATGGATGTTGTTTACTGCGATACCGACAGCATCAAATTTCTGCATCCGGATGTACACATTCCAGAATTTGAAGCCAAAAACAAAATACTTGCCAAACGTGCGATTGAAAACGACATTCCTGCGTTTTGCGATGTAGGCGAAAAACGCTATATTCTCGGCGTCTGGGATATGGATGATCTGTACATTCAGTTTAAGACCCTAGGCGCGAAAAAATATTGCGGCGTTGAATGGGACGAAAAAGCTGCTGAATCTGGCAAAGACCCCGTGCGTTTTACCTCTACCGTTGCTGGGATGAATAAAAAATTAGGCGCGGAAAACTTGAAATGCTGTAATAATTTCCGTCTCTGCCGCAGAATGGAAAATGTCGGACGAACGATCAGTTGTTTCAACAACTCGAAACCACATTATATCAAAGTAAACGGGGAAGAAATTTTGTCGGCTAGTAATATCGGAATTATTGATACCACTTATACCTTAGGAGTATCAAATGAATACTATGAAGTGTTGGTAAACTCTCAAGACGGAGTGTTACCGGAATAGGAGACGATATGAGATATTTTGTGTTTTTTATGTTTTTAGTATTATCAACGATCTGGGCGTTACATGAGGAAGAACTCGACCTTGCCCTCCTGCTTTTATTTTTGGATATTTCTTATATTTTTCTCTTTTAAATATTGACTTTCTGCCAGAACAGTGCTATTATAATACTTGTAAGAAATAATAACCACATAAAGTAAAGGAGAAAAAAACATGGTACGCACAAAAATTGAAAAATGGCAGTACGCTGTCATTGAAAGAAAAACAAGACAGGAACTCGGTTTTTTTGAGTCTGACTCAGAATTAAAATCGCAGAAAGCCAAAAAAGATGCTGTCATCGCGGCAGGACTGCCGGAAGATTCCGTTTGCGTCTTAATTGACACGGTTTCCGCTCGCTACGAAATGCCGGACGAACAGTTTTTTACAGAAGCAAAAAGACTGGACTAAGCGCACAACCCGCGGTCTGGAATTAGCCAGATAAGACAACGATCAAAGCAACGCGCCGCGGTTCTGCATAACAAATTAAATCAAAAAGGAGAACGAAATCATGAGCAAAGCGAAAATGAGACTGAACAACGTAACTGTTAAATACGCAAAAGAGGAAGACGGAAAAAGTGTTCTTTCCGCGTCTATCTCTGCCGATCAGCAGAAAGCCATTTTTGAAAAAATCATCGAAGAGTTTGGCGAAGATGCCGCCACAGAAGCGAAATGGATTCCTGCAAAGGAAACCGACGAAGCGGGTCTCTACGTGAAAGCGCAGACCAATTACCACGTTGACTTTTACGAGGACAGCGTAGAGAGCGACACCGTTTCGAGCGTTGACGAACTCGGAAAAGGCGCAGTAGTTGACCTGTTCATCTCTATCGGAGAAAGCAAGTTCCGTCGCGACAAGGGATTCACCGCATACCTTTCCGCGGTAAACGTTCATAAGTTCGGTGATACCGAAAAGTTTAACCCATTTATGGAATAAGTAACCATGAACTGGGTACGCGCTCCGACTGTCAGACGGTAGACTTGTGTGTTTTAAGTAACCTGTAGTTGATTGTTACTATATCTTGTGTATTTTGAAAAAACTCCATACGTGTAAGAGAGCTACGTTTTCCAGCGTAGCTCTTTTTATACCCAGCGTAGCTCTGCCCTTACCCGCCGTCCATCCGCAGTCAAAACGTGCGATCATCGTGCGATAAACGTGAGATTGTCTGCGGTTTTGCTGGCGGGGAACTGGCGGTTAACATAGATTATGCGGGACGCGGAGCGCGGGTTGTGGAAATGCTAGAAAGGAGGAAGTGAAACAAAATGTTTCACGTGAAACAATGATTTTTTGGAATGATATCAAATGGGAAAAACTTTTTGCAGATTATGGCGTGAAATTTGAATCGGTATCGGATGATGGAAAGCCGATTCAGTATTACAACCCGATACGGTTGTTTACGGAGCCGGACGTGGACGGGGAGTTCGCAGGCGTGGCAATTACGTGTTCTAACCGTAGTGCCGGAAAGACCAGTGCGTTTGCCGCGGCGAGTTGTATCTTGTGCAAAGAATATGGTTTGCAGACCGGATGGATTTTTCGGACAAAAGGGGAAATGACGGGAGCGGCGGCGATGTATGCCGATATGCTACAACAATATCCAAAATTAGGTAGTGTGATTACCTATAAAAATCTAGATAAAAATGGAAATGTGGTGCGATATTTTCTAGACGGTGAGCCGTTCGGATGCGCGTTTAGTTTTGCAAGTAAAATGGACAGCGTGAAAAAATTATCTCCATATTTTAGGGACGTTTATTTTTTATTTTTTGACGAATTTTGCACGGAGCAAGGTAAATACTTTCCGCATGAGAGTGAAATCATGCAATCATTATTAATAACGATCAGCCGTGGAAACGGAAGTCAGTCCCGATGGTTTAAGCTCGTGATGGCATCAAATAATATATCGTTACTCAATCCTTATTTTGTTTTTTTCGGCATCCACAGACGATACCAGAAAGACACCAAAATGATGCATGGAAGTGGGTTTGTCTGCGAATTTACACATAATGACAGCGCAAGTAAGGCAATGTTGAATAACCCGGCTCTGAAAGCATTCCGCGGCGGACACTATCTGCAAACAATGAGCGTAGGAGATCAGATGCTAATTGATGATGCTGTATTTGTGCAGAAACCGACCGGACGGTCGAGGTATCTGTTTACCATTCAGCACAACGGAAAAAGTTATGGCGTTTATGATTATTACGAAGACGGTTATATTTATATTACACATAAAAGCAACCCGTCTTGTACTTACATTGCTGTTTTTCGTGACGGGGATCACACACAGCATACAGTTATGCTAGATCACTACGATTATTTATTTGTAAGGCTATTAGAAGCGTACCAAAAAGCATACTTGCGATTTGATGATCTTGACAGCAAAGATATGGCACTTGAGTTGCTGGGGATTGATCTTTATAAATAGTCCGCGTGGGACGGAAATGTACTTGACAGACGGACAGAAAAGAGGTATCATGAAAATACGGGGAAACCTTTTCAGAGGGGTTGCCACGGTTGAGTAAACCGCCCTGTCCTTGGCAGGTCAAAAGGTTTCCTTGTTTTAATGGACAGGAAGAAAGGAGCAAAGATGGCAAGTATCGTTTTTAATATGATTGTCGGAATGATGAAAAAAGAAAATGCTTATCTTGCTTATACGGTACGCTATAAAGGGGACGAAAAAGACACGTTGATCATTGTCCCTCATGAAAATTATGAATCTCATATCCGTTACTTATGGGATTATTTTTTCATGGATGGCAACTCTTATAACAGTAAATCGCCAATCCGATTCATTCATAACTTTATTATGTGTGATAAATTAAGTGAAATTGAGGACTGGTTAAAATGGCAGGATAAGGAGGTAGAAACATGGATGTAACGATGGTAACACAGTTAATTGGCAGTCTCGGTTTTCCAATCGTTTGTTGCGGCGCGCTTTTTTGGTATCTGGTGAAAGAAAAAGACGCACACAAGGAAGAAATGGAAGAATTACGGAAAAGTGTAGAAGCGAATACAACCGCGATTAATTCGCTTTGCCAGCACTTAGGAGGTGGAAAGAATGAGTAAAATCGAAAACGCAGTTGCATGGGCGGAACAGATCGCCGCCGATGATCGACATGGTTATTCACAGGTACACCGGAACAGTCCCGATTATGATTGTTCCTCATTCGTGGGAACGGCACTTGCAAAAGCTGGTTTTCCGGTCAGCATTTACAGCACAACACGAAACCTCGGCACCCAGTTGGAAAAAGCAGGTTTTGTGAAATGCGGTAAACCGTGGAAACGCGGGGATATCCATTTAGCCGCAGGGCATCATGTAACGATGTCGGTTGACGCATCCCATATTGTCCACGCCAGCCAGTCGGAAAACGGCGGGATTGATGGTCAGACGGGAGATCAGACCGGAAGAGAAATTTGTGTACGGTCTTATTATGATCTCCCGTATGAGAATACCGTCCATTATCGGTATGCTGTAAAAAACGAAAAGCCGCAGAAACCTATTGAGAAATGTATCAAGACCGAGTCCGCACGTAGTTTTGACCGGAAAATCGCAGGAGCGTATCATACCAATGACCGCTACAATCTGCGTGTTGGCGCGGGAATGGATAAAACGGTCATTTTAACGTTGCCGACCGGAACCAGTGTTAGAAACTACGGGTATTATACAAATGAGTGGTATCTCGTAAAAGCGGTTGTCAATGGAATCGTCTATACTGGTTACGTTGCAAAAGAGGGACTGACCCGTGGCTGATCTGACACTTGCGTACAACACTTGTATCGAAATTTGTAATGCACCGAACGTTGGTTACTCACAAACTTATCGCGAGGGGCAAACGGTCGGAGGTATTACGTACTATGATTGTTCGTCCCTCATGAGTTATTGTTGTGCCGTTGGTGGTTTTTTGGCAAGCAATCCGTGGTTTACCACTCGGAGCATGGACGGGTATCTGATCGGTGCTGGATTCCAAAAAGGAACCGCAAACCAGCCGTGGAAAAAAGGAGATATTTTGTGGCGTTCCGGGCATACCGAAATGGTATATGACCCCGCAGACGGCGGCGGGTATACGATGGGAGCGCACACAGACAGCTACCCACTGGACAGACAGGTGTCCATCAATACGTTTGTGTCGCCCTATAGTTCCTGGACGTATCTTTACCGATATCCGGTTGAGGTGCAAAGCGGTATCAGCCAGTATGTGATTGCCGCTATCTGCGGCAACTTCTGGCAGGAATCCACGGTTAATCCCGGGTTGTGGCAAGGTACGATTGTCGGTTCACCCGGTTATGGTCTGGGTCAGTGGACGGATAACGCCGACACGAATAGGCGTACGCAATTATTTAACTGGCTGGACGCGAACGGCTACAGCCGAGACGATGGCAACGCACAGTTGGAATATTTAATCTATGAAAATGTGTGGTATTCCGTAGGTTCCGCCAGTGCTTACGAAAATCTGCAAGCATTTCTGCACAGTGACAGTACCGATATAGATGCACTGACCGCCGCCTATATGAAAGGTTGGGAGGGTATCAGTGACGATGGAACGCTTGCTTTCCGGCAGGAAAAAGCGCATGAGTGCTTCAATTATATTTCCGAACACGCAAAAGATTCTGCAATTACCGGATGGATTGTGGGAAATCGCTATCTATCCGATTCTGAAAGATTAAACAATGCGATTATGGTATTTCGGTATCTGTCCACTGGACAACCGGAACCGCCCGAGCCGCCCCACCCAATGAAACCAAAACGGCATAAAATGCCGATCTGGTTATATCCCAATTTAAAAAGGAGGTATTAACATGACACTTGAAGAGTATTGGACAGAAATTGTAGCCGATATTGGAAACATCGAAACGCATGGTGATGCTATCGCCGCCATCAGTGAAAAAATCAAAACAGAAGATACTGACATCGGAGCGCTGATGTCGGAGCGTGACGCACTGGTTGCGGAACGGGACGAACTGCGCGGAAAGTATGATTCCGCGGTAGCAGAAATCAAAAGCCGCTGGTCTGATCTTTCCCACGGTGGAAGTATCACAAAAGTAACCGAGTTTGGCGGAAACGCGCAGAAACCGGACGAAACCGCAACAAGTATCAATGATCTTGATATGTCTCAGCTCATCATGAGCGGAAAAGGAGAATGAAAATATGGCAGAAAAACTTGATATGACAAATATTAATATGCTGAATGCCGTGCGCCAGACCATGAGTGTTGACTATCGTGACCGAGTCCCGGTGGCAACTCGCGATAATATCGCCGATATTGCGAAAACTCTGACTGACCCTTACAACCCGATGGCGCGAAACGAACTTGTTCCGGCACTGGTCAATCTGATTGCCAGCCAGTCCATCAGTACCGAAGCGTTCCGCAACCCGCTTAGAGTGTTAAACAGTAACGCCATGCCGTATGGAAACGGTGAACAGGAGGTTTACGTAAACTTTGCGCAGGGTTACGCGCACAATGCCAACATCAGTATCGAAGATGCTACCGCCATTTATGACAGCTATATCATGGCGCTGTATCATGTCATCAATTTTAACAACGACTATCCGGTGACGATCTGGTTTGAGGATATGCGCGGCGCTTTTCTCGATAATTACGGACTCAGAAGTTTAGTGCAGGCAAAAGTGGAGAGTGTCGTTTCCGCTTGTAACTGGGATGAGTTTACCACGGCAAAAGAACTGATTGCATCTGCAAAGCGCGCGGGTCAGATTTATCCGGTACACGTAGACCCGGTTACTGACCAGGCGAGTGCCAATGCGCTTGCAAAACAGCTTCAGTCTTATATTGATAAAATTCAGTTTCCGAACCCACTGTACAACTTTGCAGGCGCGACATCGGCGGCAAAAGAAGATACCATTCTTCTGTTTGTCGACCCAGATACCAAAGCCGCGATGAACGTTGACAGTTATGCAAGCGCGTACAATCTCGACCGGATGATTCCGAAAGCACAGCAGGTTTTAATTGATAACTTTAACGATGCTGAGGGTATCGTGGCTGTACTGGTTGACAAACGGTTCTTCAAAATCCGAGAACAGTACCGCATGATGGTACAGGATAACGTTAATCGCGGACTGCGTTGGAACAGCACGTATACGGTGAAAGAGATGTTCTCATATTCTCTGTTTTATCCGATCATCGTGTTTACGACCGAGACGGTTGATGTTTCTTCCATTACCGCAAGTGACGTGGGACCGGTGAAAGCTGGAACAGATGTCGACTTCGGTGGAAGTTTTTCAGTTACTTCTAAAGGGGTAGCTGATAACGCGATTGACGTAAAAGTAGAGGGTAACTATTCTGCCGATACGTTTGTTATTCCGGGTACAACAATTCTTCGAATTGCAAAAGATGAAAAGAATTTGAAACCGAAAGCAGATAAAACAGAGAGCGTGCGGGTTGTGATTACCAGTCGGTACGACTCTTCCAAAAATGCAACCATTTACTTTACGAACAATTAAGTAAGAGGGTGGAAACATGGATAATTTTATTCCGATGCCGCCGCATACAGATGTGGCGGCGGTTTCCCCGCAGACAACGGTTATTTTAGCTAGCGGGATTGAATGGGGAAACGATTATGAACACGTGCGTTATTATGAAAATGGAAAAGTTGGCTGTCTTGCTCATGTAAGAGAAAAAGCAATTCATATTTTTAAGCAATCCGCGCCCGTGAGATGGGGAGAACTGAATTATAAAGGAAAAGGGAATGAGAGCGAATTTTTAAAGTGCAATTATATTGCGTTTCAGAATAAACCTTATACGGAAGAGTGGTATTTCGGATTTGTGACGCGGGTAGAATGGTTGAGTGACGGTAGTTTTAAAATCTATTTTGAGCCGGACAGGTTTCAAAATAGTTTTTACGATGTTGTATTACAGCCTTGCTATGTAGAGCGTGAGCATATTGACAAAAAAGCTGATTTTGCCGGAATCAATCTTGTTCCCGAAAATCTTGAAACTGGGGAATACGTAGACAATCCGGCTGATCAGAAACTTTTGAATCTCGGCCCGATGCAGTATTGTTTGAGTGCAAGTGCGGATGAAAACGGAACGAATATCATCCCTATCGTCAATCAAAACATTTTATCTGGCTTAACGTTTACGCGGAAAACAAAATATACGGACTTAATCACGGTTATACAGAATTACGTCAAAAGCGGAAACGGTGATGCTATTGTTAATGTCTACCAGGCACCAGAAGCGTGTTTCCAAACCGATACATCTGTTTACACACAAGAAACGGTGCAACCAGTCGCACTAGATGGCTATATCCCAAAAAACAATAAATTGTTTCAATACCCTTATTGTTATTGTTTAGTCAATGATGGCTCGGGTATACAGCACACCTTTAATTTCGAATACGGTAAAAATGGAGCATTAACTATGCAAGTGTATGGCGTTATGTTTAATATTCCGGCAATCTTTGTGGCTCCTCGTGAATATAAACGTACTGGTGGGTCAAAATCCCCATACGGTTTTATCATCAATAATTTCCCACAGTGTGCGTGGACTAATGACGGCTATCAGGCTTTTCTAGCGCAGTCTAGTCCTTTGTGGGACTATTCCAAAAAGCAGAATGCAATATCGCAGATTGGAAATTTAGCCGGAGGATTAGTAGGAACATTAAGCGGAAATTTAGCCGCTGGCGTTGAAAGCATTTATACCGCGGCAACCGGAACATATCTACTGAACGAAAACATTAACGCACAAAAAGAAAGCCATGATTTAATTCCCCCTACAGCAAAAGGTAATTCATCTGGAAGTTATGTTGCTACCGCATTGTTTGGAAGTCAAGTTTACTGCCATGTTATGAGTGTTACCGCTCAAATGGCGAAAACGATTGACGATTTTTTCTCTATGTACGGGTATGCAACGCACAAAATTAAAGTGCCTAACATCACCGGACGGTCAAAGTGGAATTTTGTCAAAACTGTAAATTGTGGATTACATGGAGCGTGCGTCACTGATGACATCAACTTTTTGCAGGCGATGTTTAACCGCGGCGTTACGTTCTGGCATACAGACGATGTCGGAAACTATGGTCTTTCTAATGATTAAGGAGGTGATATCATGTATAATAACCCGTATCGGGTGAGCAACAAAGAAGTTTGGGGACACTGGGAAAATAACCCGAACACATCACCGGAAGAAAAACTATATTTCCGGCACTTTTTTGACAAGTTCGTAAATCTTGCCTTATCACGTTATGATTATGACGGGTTGCCGGATGAGATTCCGCCACGGATGCTCAACTCCTATTTGTTATGGCAGGGAATGTGCCTGTTCAAAAAAGAGCCGATCACCGGACTTTTCGGCGTTTTCGGTGTTAATCTGGTTGGGGAACCGGATATTTATGGTATCCCGACCGATTGGATTGCCTATGCTATGAATGGTCAGTATTATGAACAGACAGATAAGGAAGAAAGCGCGCTGATTTTCGCCCGACCTTTTGCCGTGCCGGAAATTCTAAGCATTATTCTGCACGCGCAGAGTTTGGCGGAGAAAAAAGCGTCAACAAGGGTTAATGTAATACAGCAGAGGACACCAGTAGTTATCAGCGGGGATAGCACACAGAAGTTATCCATTGACAATTTTATTCAAAAATGGGTAAAAAACATTCCGTTTATCAAAGCCAAAAACGATCTGCGAAAACAGATTCAAATTGATACGATTGATCTGAAAGTACAGCCAATTTTTAACGAACTTGACACCGCCGCGCAGAGAGAAGTAGCAGAATGTCTAGCTGATCTCGGAATCGAAGCAAGCGGCGTTGAAAAACCGGAACGGCTAGTTTCCGCGGAAACGAGTTACAACGATGGAGAAATCGAGTTGACAAGAAACGGGAATCTGGCAACCATTCAGAGAGGACTTGACGCTATTAATGATATGTATGGTCTGAACATCCATGTACGTTTTAATTCTAAGATGGTAACGCCGATTAACAGACCGGATGCATTTGAGACAATAAAAAACGGCGGACAGAAAACACCGGAAACCAGCAAATCGGAAAGCGAGGTGGAATAATGTTTCTCGGATACAACTACGAAACAAAAACATTGACGAATACCATTGAGCAGTTGGTTATTTCCGATCATGTTATTTCGCCGCTCGAAAATCAGACCATTGATAATATGATCGAAGCCGCCGTTCCTTTAATCTTCAATTTTGACTTTCCGTTTTATGTCGATGCATCCGCGCCAGAATATACAACCGCAAAACTTGCGTTCGAAAAAACGTTCTGTTTACAGTATTTCCGGGAACAGATCGGACTGGAAACAATCGGCGAATTTCAGTATCATCTGAAAAAGATTCTTACGGTTAACATGCCATACTATGAACAGTTGTACCGAAGTATTACTTTTGAATACAACCCGCTTATTACTCATAAGAGTACACGAAAAGTAACGAGTACAAAAGACGATACACGAACAGGTGTGATCTCGGGAGACAGCACAGCGAAAAACACAACGACAGCCGATACAAATAACAATACACAAAATATTCACTCTGACAATCCGCAGATTAATTTCGCCGGAACGAATTATGCGTCTACGATGGATCGGGGGCAAAATACGATTCATAACAGCGCGGTCAGCAATGGAGAGAATGCCACAAAAACAAACAGCAACGACACGTATCATGCAGATAATAGTGATACGATTGAGGATGAGGGTTTTGATGGTAGTTACTCTTTAGAAATTCAGAGATTCCGCGATACTATCCTTAATCTTAATAAACGTATCTGTGATGATTGCAAAGAATTGTTCTATCAATTTTATTAAGGAGGTGTAGCAATGGCAGACAAACCAACGATTCCAGATTTTCCTACGTTGCCGGATTTCGGTCTGATGATTACGCAGGCTTGTGAAGTTGTAGCAAATGTGCGGGGGATTCCGTATGATTTCAATGGGACATTGAGTCTGGAAAACAAATTTGTTGTTCTGTTTAAAACGGTAAAAGAAATGTTTGACGCGCAGGACGAACTTGTAAAAAGTTACAAGGCATTATATGATTTTGTCAATCAGTATTTCACCAATCTTGATGTGCAGAATGAAGTAAACAAAAAAATACAGTCAATGTCGGAAGATGGAAGTTTACTTACTTTGATCGCGCCTACAGTATCAAATAAAACAAGCGAATGGTTGAGGAACAATATCACTAACCCAACGAATCCTCCAATTGATAAAAGTTTAACAGTAGAAAACGCCGCCGCAGATGCTAAAATAACCGGATACGAGATTAGTACGCTAAAGGAAAATATAAAAAATCATTCATTACGAGTAAATGACGGTTATTATACTATAGATAACAAACCATTTAATGACACGCGCGATTTAAACAAAATTAGTGGCTCTAAATGCTTAATGATAGATATTGGAAAGAATACTGAAACCAATAAACAGAATCACACACCACCTTTTACGCCGCAAATGCTCAATGATTCATCTATTATAACACTGTTAAATATTACACCGGAATTGACTGATGATGGTACTATTCAATTCGCTTTTCTTCGAGGTTTAAACGAAGAAGAACCACCTTATTTATATTATCGTTGTAGAAGAAAAGTTGACAGTAGCAATTTTGATAAATGGTCGCCATGGTCTTTAATTACTGACCCCCGTACTTGTTTTACTTCCAACAATACCCAATATAATAACAACTTTTCACCATTATATAATGATCTTAACTACTATACAGATAATAAAGCTTATGAATTTGATATTGACTTTAATAATGACCAGATTGCAAACGCTCCATTCTATCCATTTAAAGGTACATTGTTATGTTTTAACCCAAACAACCGCGACTTACAGCAGAATGAAATTGCTTATTCAACTGTTGGCACAATTCAGTTAGTGTTTCTTAGCAGAAATGTATTTAATTATAAGCCGGAAATGTATTTTAGGTGTTGCCTTAGTGGTAAGCCACAGAATGCAATATGGAGCGAATGGACTAAATTAACATCTGAAATTCCTTTAAATTTCACACCGATTAAATGCATAGAAAATTTTTGTGTTATAGGAGACAGTATAAGCGCCGGTTATACTAATATTGGTGGAACAACAATTACTAGTGCGGACGCTATAAAAAGACACGCAAACTGGGCAAGCTATATGTCGCTGAACATAGCCAGACCAGTGGAAAATCTATCAGTTGGTGGCTCTTCAACACAAACATGGCGAGATAATCTTTTAAATACACTAACCACACATGAATGCTATATTGTGTATCTTGGTGGTAATGATATTACTAATAACATTCCTATAGGTTCAACAACTGACATTATGGCAGACTACAATAATAACAAAAACAGTTACTATGGTAATTATGATTATATTGTCCGATATATTCACAATTATAACCCAAATGCAATAATATTCTGTATTTCAAATACTTTCTGGGATTGCTCGAATAGCAAATATCATGACTACAATAAAGCTGTAGAATACATTGGAAATCTGTATAATTATGTTTCCTACATTGATATCACAAAATTGGCAAGTGCTGATAACAAAATTCTTGCACCGAACTTTAACGGACACTTTTCACCGGTTGGATATAACATATATGGGGAATATATTCAAAAAGCTATTAACGACTATATTGTAAATAACCCATCTAAATTCCTTGCAATTCCTTATAGTCTTACTTAACCAACGGAACAAAAAACGATATGCACTA